GGAAACGAGACAAAACAGTTTAATATAGGTACAGTTGCATTATGTAAATCTAAGAATGGATTTGGTCTTGCTGTTTATTATGAGGAAGGATGGATAAGCTGCGGAGAATTGGAGGTAAGATGGAGTCCTTTAGACGGCCTGGAGGTCGTAGGGTGTTACTCCCCGCAGAAGTCGAATTATGTGAAACAGTCGGCATAACAGAAGATGAATATTGGTATTTTGTAGAGTTAACACAGGCATTTAATGGAAAAAGACCTAAAGAATATGATGAGATACCTTACGTTGTAAATGATTTTGTTTCAGCTTTTGTTACCTTCTTGTCAAGTGGAACAGCAGCAGCCAATTTTGTCCTTGGAATTATTCTTACAGTTGTTTCTGTTTTACTAACACCAAAACCTAGACCACCAAAAACTCCTCCAAGCCTTACAACTGCTGGTCAAACAGGTCCAAAAAGATTTGCACCACAAACAGGATTCAATTCAGTACAAGAACTTGCAACTCTTGGAGAAATAATACCTCTTGTTTTTACTAAGCAGGAAGTAGAAACGTATGATATTTTTGGTGGTGTTCGTGTTAACACAAGATTATTATGGTCGCAGATGATAAGTCTTGGATCAGGACAACAGTTAAAAGCTTTATTTATGATTGGTCTTGCAGATTTAGCATCTAAACCAGATTTTGCTGGTTATGCTATTGGTGATCTTTTACTTAAAAATTATTTAGGTAAAAAATTAGCACTTTATGCCATGACAAATGGTGGAAGGCCACAAGAAGGACCTGAAAAATATTCAGAAGGAACTTTAGCACCACAAATTGATAGAAATGGTAGCCAGTTCAAAGATGTTATGTCTGTTGATTGGGATGAAAACCTTGGTGCTATAGACAATATTGTTAGTAGTGCAAGATCACCAAATACACAAGTGCAATTTGGAGCATATTCACCTATGCCAAATAGCATGAGATATAGAGTTCCGTATGAATTGGTTTTAAAACAAAAAAATTTAAAGAATAAAAACAAAAAAGATGTAGATACAAAAAGAAACAAGCTTAGAACAAGTTTTCCTAGATATCAAACTATTGATCGTTATGACACTGTAACACATGATGTAAATAATCTTGTAGTTGAAGAAGGTAAAGAAGTTGTATATGTTATTGGTGATATGGATACTGAAACACAATATGGCACAGGTTTTGACCCTTGGGGTGTAGAAGATGTTAAATCGGCTGTAGATGCTTCAAGGGAAGAATCAGACGATGCGATACAAGAGGGTGAATCTTATTTAATTGGATCAGCTTTAGCTGTTTGCACTGGTAAATCTAACCCCTTATGGTCGCCAAAAAAATTTCAAGCTGGTTTCTTTAGAATAGACAGTCCAGGTGTTATAGACGTAAGGCATAGTGATAGTGGTTTTTTTAATGCTCATAAAGGGTATGAATTATTAACTATACAAAAATGTGCAATAGGAACTATCAGTAATAGCAAAGCGTGTGACGTAACAGAAATAGGATTAAAGTCAAAAGTATTTAAACAGGTAACGAGTTTTCCAAACGTAAATAGCCATCCTGGGGCTGTTGGTTGGAATCAACAAGATATGGATACAACAGCAGGGGTTGTAAAAAGATACAACGATGATGATGGAAGTATTTCACTTGGTGGGATGAGTAAATATTTAACTAGATATAGTTTTTTTAGATTACAAGCAAGAGTGGCTGGTATCCCAAATTTAAACTGGAGCTATATAGATGAAGTTCCTTTTGGTATAAGAGGTAATTCACCACAACCACAATATAATTTTATAAGAATAAATCATCACAGTTCGCCAAAAAAAGAATATGAATTTAGATTTGTACCATTTCCAGGTAATTTAATAAAAAGAAATTTTGTTGATCAAAATAATCCTGTAAGAATATTAAATTCTGCTGGAGAACTTCTTTCATATACTTCTCAACCTAATGAAGAAGTTTTTCAAGTTTTCTTTAAAGGTTCTGAAGAAAAACTTAGAAGTGGTGATGTATCAAATACTGAATGGTATTTAGGTGATTTACCGACAGATGTTGATGGAGGTAAAGTTAATAGAATATTGCAAACTGTAGATGGAACAATACCAAAGTCTACAAGATGGATAGAGATAGATAGAAGAACACCATCACAAAGTGACTTACCTAATAACGTAACTGCAAAAATTAGGCATAATACAGATACTGGAAGTAGTACTTGGCAATGGGGAAACCAAAAAAACAATCCACATTGGAATGAATATTTTGGAAATAGAAACAGAACAATAAATGATCCTTTAAGACTTAATGATATTACAGCTGGTGATCCTTATAAACAGCCATATATAGATCGTGATGATGGTTTTAGGTATGGTGTCGGACCTTTTATTGTTGAACAAACAAGAAGAAGACAAGTTTTAAAAAGAGGAAAGTATTATGGAATGATTAAATATGAAATGAAAACTGCTGACGTAGATCCTGTAATACATAAAAATATTTCAACAACAGGTGGTAGTGGTTCTGGATTGACTGTCGATATTAAAGTTTATTTAAATCCTATTAATAATGAATATGCTGCTGCTGTTTGGAAAATAAATGAAAGGGGTAATGGCTACAAAGATAGCGATACAATAAGTATTCCAGCAACAGGCAGTTTTCCAGGTACAAATAATATTAATATCGTTACTGATTTTAGTGAATTTGTATCAGAGCCTTGGCCTGAAGGAAAAAATTTAAATCCATTTGATGCACTTTCAGACTATTATCAATACGATGCAGAACGTAGTAGTCATCAAGACGGACCAGAGCATGAAATAGTTTATGTTAATGAACAAAGTAGTTTAGGTGCTCCACCCCAATATGCTATGAATGATATTGGGATTGCAAATGTTGCTTTACGTCTTAATAGTTCAAAAGAATGGAATAGCTTTTCACAATTTTCTGTCTATATAAAAGAAGGTATTAAAGTACAAAGACTTATAAATAATACAACTGGTCCGACTAATTTATTTCCTGAAATTGTTTATGCTTTGTTAACAGAAAAAAGATTTGGCCTTGCAAATTCTGTTGGAGTAAGTTCTGTTGATAAAGATAGAATGACAATAGCAGCTAAATTTTGTGAAGCTAATCAGTTTTATTGGGATGGTGTTATTACTGATAAACAAAATGTAAGAGAGTTTATATATCAAAATGCGGTATTTAATTTATTAGATTTTACAATTCTTGGCGGTAAGTTTTCATTGTTTCCATCTGTACCTTTTGATTCAAACTTTGTAATTCAGCCAACGCAAAAACCATTAGTTCGTGCTTTATTTACAGATGGCAATACTAAAAACCTTAAAGTTAGTTTTTTATCGCCTGAAGAACGTCAAAATTTTATAGGTACAGTTTATTTTAGAAAAGAAGTACCAAATGGTTTTTCAGAAACTGAATCATTTACTAAAACACTTTCTGAGGATGATTTTATAACACAAGATCAAATAGAAAAGTTACCAGTAGAAACATTTGATATGTCTGATTTTTGTACAAATAGAAATCATGCAGAAAGATTTTTAGAACACGCTTTAATAATTAGAAAAAAAGTAGATCATGGTATAAAATTTGAAACTACACCACAAGCTGCATTAGGTTTAAAACCTGGTGATTATATAAGATTTATTTCAGAAGCTACTCATACCAATAGATTTGAAAATGGTGTAATTTCAGATACTGGTATTGTACAAAGTGTTGGCAGGAGTAGTTTAATAGATGTAAATATTTATCATTGGAAACCAGGCACAAATGAAGTTAAGGAATCTAAACTAACTGTAGTAAATGGATCAGTTTTTACAGTGAAACAAACAACTGAATCAAATAGATTATATAAAACTGAATCTATTACATATACAGATGAAGGATTAATAGAAGTATCAGCAAGTCATGCACCTCTTTTATCTGATGGAACTCTTGCTACAATAAATTATACTAATGATGATTTTCAGCCTTTCTAATGCCATCTGAAATTCCATTTCCGTCAAATATTAAACCTTCAGGTAGAAATTTTACCCCTGGAACGTACCCACAAACAGAATTTGTAGCACAAAATGGTGCAAAAACTGTTATTAGATATGGCAATAAACAGGTAAATGCAAAATTAACATTAAATTTTACAAATATTTTGGATTCAGATGCTTTTCAAATTTTAGAAAATTATAGACAAGTAAATTCTGTATATGATTTTGTAACATTCAACCATGAGTCAGGTTTAGCTGGAATTGGTGGTAATGGACATACAATGCCTGATGGATCATTAGGAAATCTTGCTGCTTATGTTGATTCGGTTCCTTTGGGGTTAAGATATAGATATGATGGTCCTCCAACGGTTACGAGTGTCAACCCTAACCGTTCAAATGTACAATGTAAATTTGTCGCTTGCCTCGATGGGGATTAGAATAGGTTTAAAATTTACTTAAAACGATGGCTGGCTTTTATTCGGGACAAGACGGACAATTATTTATAGATGATAATATTGCCGTTAAAATTCGTTCTTGGTCATTTACAGCTAATCAATCAGTTTTAGAAACTGTAACTCTTGAAGATAGAGACAGAACAATAATACCTGGTGTGAGAAGTATTACAGGTTCGGCAAGTTTTTATTATTACCAATCAAGTCCAGGATCAGGAAATGCTGATACAACAATTCTTCTTCGTAATTTAGTAAAAGGTTCTACTGCTATTTCAACTAGCACTATTAATGGTGTGACTATAAATACTGGTGCGAGTACGGCTGCAAAATCAGGAACAGTAAAATTAAAATTAAAAATATTAGATGGCTCGACTGCTGGTAGATTCCTTGAATTTCACGCAATAATTACAAGTTTAAGTATGACTTGTGCGGTAGGAGAAGTATTTTCTGCTGATATAAATTTTGAAGCTAATGGAGCCGTTACTGAAATTGTAATGTAAATGGCAATATACTTTGGATCGACAGGTTTTATTGAGTTAAAACGTGATGCCTTAAATTCTCAGATAGGAACATCCATAAACCCTGCTGATGTAAATACAACTAAGAAAAGATTTTCCGTTGAAAATGTTAGTGGATCGTTAATCACAGGAGATCAAGTTGAGATAGAAACAGTTGATGGTAGTAATTTAGAATTATTATCTGGACATAGTTTCCCTGACCTCCGTAAATATATCCATATTGATGATATGGGTGGAATTAAGTTATATAATAATTTTGCAACAGCATTAGCTGGTGAGGTAACAGATGCACTTACATTAACTGCACCATCTTCTACAAAAAATATATTAATACGCACCAGAAATACTAGGTTTAGACCTCTTGCAAAAATTACTGAATTTGAAATTACAACAACAAGAGATACTGTTGATGTTACTAATTTAGGTGAAGAATTTAGAAGGCAATATGAAAACGGTCTTATATCAGGACAAGGAACGATACAAACAATATGGCAACATAGAAATTTTCAAAATGATACAACTTTTCCAAGCCCTGAGTTTCCTGTTTATTTAAGTCAATTATTGGTACGGATGCAGCAGGGAGCAGATTTTGAAGGAAGATTTTATGTTTATCACGATCCAGATCAATCTACAAATAGTGTTTGGTATCAATCAATGTGTGTTGTTACTAATGTTGCTATTAATGTACCTGCTGGTGGTTTGGTAGAAGCACGAATAGAATTTATAACTAATGGAGAGATAAGACTTCATAATGGAGTACCGCCTTCAT